CGCCGTTTTCCTGCTCGTAGCAATAACCGAGCACGGCGACCCATGTGCCGCGAGCAGTTGGGTCGGACCCGATGAATTCGGCGGAGCGCAGGTCCGAGGTTTTGATGTTAATCCAGTTCATGTGCTCGCCTCGAATCGTTCAACACTGAGGTAAACCCCAATCCTCGCGTCAGTGATGGCCCAGAACTTCTCAACGCGTAGCCGCGCCACCTGCGAGTCGTCCCGCCAAATCCGCCCGCCCCGCGTGATGCGATCCAGCACGAGCTTCGCCAGGTTGTCTGCGTCAGGCTTGCTGACGTGGCAAACGGGTGCGCTGGCCTTCACGTGCCCGCCTTTCCCGTAGTGCGACTTCGGCCGGCGGAAGAAGAACGTGAGCTTGCACTCGAACGCTCCGACCGGATCGAGGACGACCGGCTGCGACCTGTGCTCGCGCTCGATCCCAAGATCAACGGCGCGCTTCCACGCGTCCGCTTCGTCAGAGTCATACATCCGCGCGACGTGCTTAGCGCCCATTTTTCTAGCGAAGGCTCGCGCCCGCGGTTGGCCTTTCGGGTCGCCGAAAATGAAGGTGGTCATTTCGTCCTCCCCATTCGCCTAACGAGCAGATGGTCCCGCTCGGCCGGCGTGATGCGGTGCAGCGCCAGCCCGAGCCGCCGCGCCCGTGCGTGGACGTTGCTCAGCGTTGCGCCTCGCAGATTTCGGACGATCTCGCTCGGTGACTGCATTTCGAGCAGCCGCCGATCAATCTCATGATTCGTTTTTTGATGCTGGGATTTTGATCTTACCATAAGGAGCCTTTCGTTTTTTGAACCGCCCGAGGTTGTCTCGGCCGGCCTGTGTTTTGCGTTCGTAAGCGAGGTAGTCGCTGACCCATTGCTCGTCGCGCCCTCGTCGTTTGCCGACCAAGTAACCGGCGAGATAAAAGAATGGACCGCTTCCAAGAATCCCGACCGTTGCAACGATTAGGATGTCGTTCATGGCTCCGGGTGTCGCGAAATAAATACTCCGGTCACGAGCCACTCGACCTCGGTCTCAAGTTCGTCCGCGGTGAGCAGCGCCTGCTCAATCGTGCAGTTCTTGTGCGCGGTGATTCGATGCTCGGGCGATACGAGCATGATGCGCCAGTTGTATTTGAGGTTAGATTTCATTTCGCATACCAGCCCGGCAGTTTCAGTTCGTGAATCGTCGGCTCGATGTTCGGCCAGTCGTTCGTTTCGAGGCTGCGCTTGAGCCGCACGAGGTCCGCGATGTTCTCGTCCTGCCCTCGCGCAATCGCATCGTCGCTCAACTTGTAAACCGCGACGCCGTAAGGCTCCACCTTCTCCACCGCAACGTAGTAAATCCGCGAGACTGGATACCCCAAGATTTCATTGATGAGCGGAAGGTAGAATCCCGCTTGCCGATGATAGCCGTAGGAAAACGCAGCCCTCTCGAAGTTGCGGAACGCGTCGCTGTCGAGGCTCTCGACGGTCTTGAGGTCCAGCGCGTAGGGACGGAAATCGCTGATGTCGCAGCCGCATGGAGCGAACCAGTCGGTGCGACATTGCAGAGCGCCGAGTGCGTTCGGCTGCAGCTTGCGCCAAGTCATCTCCGGCATACCTTCCGCGAGCAGTCGCGACGCGATCGGATGCGCCGCCACCGCCTCGCGCATCGCGACGACCTGCGCCATTTCGTCGGCGTCGAGCAAGGTCTTGTCCGCGTGCTGAGCGCTGAACTCGGCGAACTGGATCTTGCCTTCTTTCGTTCTGCGGTCGCAGTCCGGCCGCAGAATGTAGCGCGCTGCGAATTCCTTTTCTTCGAGCACCGCGCAATGCACCGCCGAGCCGAGTCGGAAAGCGCCGGTGTCTTCCGGCTGAGGCAACGTCTTGGCGACGTATTTCTTGAAGTAGAGCGCCGGCCGCCTGCGGTAGCACTCAAGCTTGCTGTGCGAGATCGCCGGGTTGGCGTGGTAGGCTTCGATGGTTTCGGCGCTCATGGCTGCACCTCCTTGCGTGCGGCGAGCATTGCGTCGGCATAAGCAAAACAGGTAAAAGCTGTTTGCTTAAACCAAATGTCCCTTTCGCTTTCTCTTCTTTTTGCATCACAAATGTCGTCAGTCCCTTCTAGGCGAATTTCTTTTTCCCATTCTCCAACAAACCCCGCCAACGCCTGACCCGCGAAGTAGTCGCGCAGCGTCATGCCTCCAACGCTATGCACCGCCCAGCTTTGTGCGTCGTTGTCCCAGAGTCGCTGGGCGTGGGGAAACGCGTTTCCTCCGTCGTTGGTAGGCGCGCTCATGATTGCACCTCCAGCCCCAGCTTCGATTGCAGCGGATCGATCTCCGTCTCCGACTCGTCTTTGTATCGGACCGACCACGCGATCTTCACGCCGACCTTCGGCGCTTGCGCGAGCGAGTCCCACTCAACTGAAAACGAGGCTTTCGCCTTCGGCTCGGTCGCCTCTTCGTCTTCGATGAATCCGTCTTGCGCGGCCTTAGCGATACTGCGGAAGTTTGTTTCGAGCAGGCTTCGGAATTGCTCCGTCGCCGCGTTGATAATTGCCTGACCTTTCGTGTCGTTGTCGTTCATGTGTTTTTTCTCCTGCGTGAGTCCCAGAAATGTGCCGCGCCCTTTTCGATGTCGCGCCGGCCGATGAATCGCCCGCGACTGTCCACCGCGATGCCCATTTTGTTTCGGCTGTAAGTCGTCTCATCGACGGCCTGCTTCCGCTTCGGCTTTGCGATCTCGAGGTGCACGTCTTTGCGACGGGTCGGAATTCCTGATGTTCTCTCGCGTGGTTTCATTAGTTGTTGATTGCGTCGCTCAGTCCTGACGCGACCTTGTCGGCAAGCGGCGTGACGTTGATCTCGCTCGGCATGTCGCGCGCTTCTTCGGCGGTGCGCAGTCCTTTCAAGATGTCGCCAAATTGGTCACGCAGTAGAAATCCGCGTGCGCGGAATTTCATCATGCGCTTGGGATAGTCCGACCACGGTCCGGCCTTGCCCCAAAGTTTTGCGGCCTTTGCATCGCCGCAGGTGAACGTCTCGCTCGCTGCGTCGAATCCTTTGCGCTGAACCGTGACCGTGAAGCCGTGCGAGTCCTTACCTGGCTCGCCGATCTCGGTCTCCTTGTAGCTCACGAGCTGCCCGCTGGAGCGGACCAGCGCAAGCGCCGCGTCGCCGTAGATTGCCGGGCGACCGTTAATCACGGCCATGTTTTGGAGCGCCGCCATCGGCGTTAGTCCGATCTCCAGACCAAACTGGATGGCGATCATTACCGACTCCGGTTTTTCCATTCCCTTCGGTGCCCATCCCGAGGCGACTACGGCGCGAGCGAAGCGAAACGCCTCGTCGATTGATTGGAGCTGCACGCCGTGTTGGCCGAACTGAATCGGTGCTTTTGTGGCGGTCTCTGCGACCGCGATCTCTGATTTTACGTTGGTGTCCATGTTGTATCGTGTGTGTGTTTCGTGTGTCCCGCCGGTCGTCGTTGGCCGGCGGGTTTTCCTTTTGGGAAAGTGTGCTGGCGTATTTTCGCACCGCCACCAGCGGCGTCGGAGGGTTGGGTTTATGCTCGGAACCGCCGAGAAGTTTTAGAACGGCACGTTCTCGCCGTCGTCTGCCGGCTGAGCAGCCAGCGCGATTGGAGCGCCGCTCTTGCGCTGATGCCAGAGCGTGCGGCACGCGTTCTTGAGCAACACGTCGGCTTCGCGTGGCGCAAATGGCGTGCCGTCTTTCTTGAGCTGCGGCTCGCGATCCGCGCCATACCAGAGCAGCTGCTTGTCGCTGAGTGCCGAGAGTGGCGTGTCTTTGTTTTTCCCGAAGTGGATCTGCACGTCGCCGGCGTTCAGGATCTCGACCGCTGGCAGCGGCAGGGTGTTCGGCGTCGCGGTCGGTGCGCTTGCAGTCGTGAGGCTGAGCATCGGCTTCGGCTTTTCGAGAGCAGCGCGAATGGCGCGCAGCTCGGTGAGGAGTTCGGTGTGTTGTTCGGTTGTCATGGAGTGTTGGATTCGTTTTTCATCGACGCGTCGATGGCGGCGCGTGCCGTGTCGTAGTTGCCGCCCCCCGAGTACCACCAAACCTTGCGGCCAAACGAAGATTTGAAGACCGACGATGCCTTGACGGCTTCGGGGTTGGCTTCGAGCCAATCCAGCCGCGCGCGCTCGGTGATTAGTTCGGCCTCAAGGTCTTGGCAGTGGTGAATCCGCGTCTGCTGTCCCTTGATAAACTTGTGAACGATTTCGGGCGTGCCGCCCCAGAGGTTGAGCACGGACCAGTCGGCAAGCTCAGCCTCCGCTTTCTCGGCGCGAGATTGCCACACGGAAGCTGACTCAGCCACCATCGCTGTCCCACGCAGGTATTCAGAATCCCGTTTTGCTAGTTCAGCCTCGGCTTTCTCGGCGCGGCGGACGTGGACACAAGCCTCGTCGTCGGAACACTGACAACCGCCGCCCTTTAGTTTATTGGCCTCAAGCTCCAGATTAAGTTGCTCCACCTCGGCGCGGAGGCGACCTGCCTGATTCGCGTTGTGCTCGCGCTCGGCGGTCATCTGCGTGGCAACGGTTTTCCACCGCTCCACCTCGGCGCGGAGGCGGCGTCGGTCCGCATCGGCACCAAAGCGCTGCCGCTCGGTTTCGGTGAGTTCGCGTTCGAGCTTTTCAATCTCGCGGGAAGCCCACCACTCCCGTTCATTTTTTGGCACGCGACTATCCAGTATTTGCTGGCGTAGATCGCCAGCGGACGTGGCTTGGCATGGTTGGTCGAGTGGGTTCATTTTGTGAGCGCCTTGACCTTCGCGCCGTAGCTCTTCGTCGCCTGCTTGAGATGACCTCTCGGACCGCCGTTGTGCACGCGAGCCAGCGTCTCGACATCGCCCGCATTCCACGCCTCGGGCGCGTGACGCTTGAGGTAAGCGGTTGCGACGCGCTTCGAGTATTCAAGATCCGCCACTCGCGAGTAATCGCCCGCCACTCGGCTGTCCGCGTGATATGCGCGATGGATCTGAAGCGGTCCGAGCGCCTTCCCGCCGTCGCCGAGGATCGGCCCGGTGCGGCCGGAGGTCTCAACGAGGTGAATCGCCCGCCAGAACGAGTCTGGTGGCGCCGCGTGCGCCGTTGCGCAGAGCGCGAGGAATAGGAGCGTGGATTTCATTTGGTGAGTTTTGCCGCGTTGCGCTTCGCCGCTGCGATCTGCTTCGCCGTGCAGCCCGCGCCGATTGATTCGGCGAGAGCGATGGCGCGGTCAGCGCGTGCTTGATCGGGCGCGGTGATCGCGAGGATCAGAGCGTGGGTGAGTGCGGTGGTGGTGCTCATATTAGGCCTGCTCCATTTGTTTGTGCGCAGCCTCTGTGCGAGCGCTGCGCGACAGGCTGTTTGTCGTAACGATTTTGAGAGACCAGCGGCCCGACTCGTTGTTGGTCGTGTAATAGGTCGCGGAGTCGCTAGCTGCGACCCACGCTTTGCACTCAGCGAGGGTTCCGACAAATGCGATTCCGACTTTTTCTTGCGGACCGTAAAAAAACTTACGGCAGCGAACTGCGTGACTGTGGAGGTCGATGATCATGTTTTTGAGTTGCGCGCCTCGGCGTTAATTCGCTTCGGCTGGCATGAGCAAACCATACACATCCGCCCGACCGTTGAAAGCCAAATGTGCGCGAAGTATCGCACGCAATCCGTGCGCGTTGATAGTCAACGGCTTACGTCTGAAGAAAAAACAGACTCAGCGCGGAATCACTGCACGAAGTGGATCGTGAAGCGTCGCCCGCCGTCGCTGATGTTGGAGCCGTCAACGGTCTCGACCTTGAAGACGGTCGCGTTGGTCGTGTTGCCCGCGTTGGCGTAATCGTGCGCGATCAAAAGGTTGTTCGCAGGGTCAACGCACGACGCCAGCACGTAGTCCTGCACCGTCCCGAGGCTGTGCGTGAAAGTGAAAGTTGTGCTCGCTGCGCCGACGGAAGTAAACGTCTCGACGTGCGAGAAACGATTGATCCCGAGGTTTGCGCGAGCGGTGGACGGGCTGGCAACGTCCGAGAGGTTCGACGCTTTCTGGGCTGCGCCGGTGATGCGAGTGTCGTTGCCTTCGGCGACGGATTCGGCGGCAGTTCCGAAAACAAGACCCAGCGATGCGAAGCCGTTTGCGTTGCCGAAATAAGTCCATGCGCTCGCGACTCCGCTGCGATTGACTGAGCGCACGCGAACGTGGCCGGCTTGCAGAGTTGCGTTGTAAAAGGTGAACCGCGCTTCGAAAATTTCAGCGTATCCCCAACTGTAATCGACCGCCGCGTCGGAGTTCGTGAGCGTCGCCTTGACCTCGTAGTAAGCAAAATCTTGCTCTGTGTTTTCCTGCCACTCGGCAAGCGAACCGAACGCAAAGACTGCTCCAATTTTGCGCGGCTCCACGTTTGGAGACAACGCCGGCGAAAGCGCAATCGGCGCCGCCGGCCCAGTCGTCTTGCTCGGCGCAAGCTGCGTCGGCCCAGTCACCACTGCGCTGCCGATCCCGAACGCCGAGAACGCCTGCACGGCGATCTCGTAGCTTACGGCCGGCGTCAGGTCGTCAATCGATGAGGCGCCGCCGCCCGTGCTGCGCTGATCCGCAACGATAAATCCAGTCTGCCCGCTCTTGCGATAGAGCACATTCATCACGGCCGTGCGGGTCGTAAACGCTGGCACGCTGACAACGATCTGAGCGAACACCGTCCCGTCGCTCGAAAGGTAGGTCGTAGTTGAGTCGACCGTCGGCGCTGCCGGGTCAACTGGCGGCGTCGGGTCGGTCTGACCGGCCACGACTGCGACCGCAGTGGCGCTCGCCGTTGCGCTCTTCGCGCTCTGATTCTCGCTGCGGTCGTAGGCGGTGACCCAATAAAAGTATTGCTGATTTAGCGTCAGGCTCACGTCCACGAATCGGCTCGCCCGCGTCTGCGCAATCTCGGTTGCCGCGCCGGGGTCGTTGGACGTGTTGCGGTAAACTCCGTATTCGCTAAGGTCGAGTTCGGTGTTGTCCGCCCAGTCGAGCGAAATGATTTGGCCGGTGCCGGCGATAGCGGTCAACGAGGTCGGAACCGCGGGCGGCGTCGTGTCCGGCGAGACCGTAATCGAGCCGGCGGTGTAAGTCGTGGAAACACCGAATTTGCTTAGCCCGTAGATTTGGACGTTGTAGTTTGTGCCGACCTTGATGCCTGCGTCGATAAATTCCTCGGTGACTTCGCCCTTCACCGTGTTCGCCGTGAGGTAGGTTACGCTTGTGCTCGGCTTGTATTCGATGACGACCTCGCCGCCTGAAATAATAAACGCCTCAGCCGGTGGCGTCCAGCCGACGCGGATACGCGGAATGATTGCACCGTCGGCCTGCACGAGCTGCGTCGTGCCGTCTGCCGTGAGCGAAAGGTTCGTCGGCGCGCCGAGCGTGAACGGGTCGGGCAAGGTCGTGTTCGGTGAGTCCTCAACAAAGATTTCCTCGTCAACGTCCCACGAGTAGACCGACGAAGCGGTCTCCCGCAGCGTCATGTCGATGAAGACCTGGGGCGGCGTGCCGTCGCTCGCAAAATTCCACTCCATGACTTCGAAGACCTTCGACGACCAGCCGAGCTTTTCGTTGGTAATCATGACCGTGTCACCGGCCCGGACCTGCATCGCTTCGAGGCGGAAGCGTGCAGAGAACGTGATTTCCTCGCGAGCGCGGCGCAGTTCCAGCACGGCGAGCCGTTGAGCGCAGCTAGGCGAGGTGGTGAACGGTAGAACAACGTCGCGGAAAAAGACGTTGCCGTTGTCCGCGCTGACGTAGGTCGGCGAGCTGATCGTCGGGAAATCCGTTACCTGCCAGTTGTTCGTCTCGCTGACGTAAACGCCTTTAACCGAGTTGACGCGGTCGCGTGCGCTCGTCCGCGTCTGCACGTTGAGCGGTCCCACAAAATGCTTTTCGGTCAGCGTGACGGTCGGAATCCGGTAGGCTGAAGCGTAAGGCACGATGCGGCCGCCCGTGTAGGCGATTAAGCCGCCCATCGCGCTGAGGAGCTTGCCGATGTTTTCGTCGGGCGATGCGCTCGTCACGATGACGCCGTTGGCCTCGTAGCGGTTTTCGTTTACGACGGGCGAGACGGGAAGGATTTGAACCTGCTCTTCGCAGATGGTGGCGGCGACGCCGAAAGCGGTGTCGTCCACCTCGGCGGCGGTCATGCCCATGCCTAGCGATGTGTCGGTCAGGTAGTCGCGCAAGCAGAGCGCGGCGTTGGCCGAGTAGGCGGTCGTGCTTGTGCGCGGATCGAGCACTTTCTTGCCGCGAATGACGGCGCTGATGTTAGGAATGCCGCTCGGGTATTTCTCGGCGTCCCACGTGAGACGCACGTAAAGGTAGGCGATGCCGCGCAGGCGATGATCATCCGTCCATTTTCCATCCGTCAGGCTCGCGGTGTCAGATTTCAAATCCACATCGACCGTCTGATAAGTCTCGCCGAGATGCTTGTTGATGCGCGCGACGCCTGCGTAAAAACCGGTCGGCTCATTTGTGAAGATTGCATCGAGCGGCACCAGCTCGTCGTTGAAATAGATTTCGTCGATGGCTTGGATCTCGTGGCCGGCGAGCGTGACGACGATGTGCAGGAACTGATTCTTGTCTCCCGTCGTGCTGAGATAAACGATTGTCCCGCTGACCCGGCATTTTCCGTAAACCATCGACCGCGCCGAGATGGGATTGCGGACCATTTGAGACCGGTCCGTCATCGAAGAGTCCGAGAAGCTCGGCATCTTCGGCGCGAGCAGTTTCGACGCGGCCATCGAAGCAGCGGTAACGACGATAAAGGTCGTGATTGACGTAGCGACAGCAAGACCACCGGCGCTTAGCACGATGGTGGTCCCGGTGATTTCGGCAGCTGTCGCGAGGATCCAAATTGTGAGTGCTTCCATTTTAGACTTTCCAAGATTTCTCTGCGTTCGCAATCGAGCCAAACGCTAAGCCGTTTTTAGTGACGAAAGCCGTGGTCACGCCGAGGCAAATGCCGAGCGTCATTCCTCGTCCGGCTTCTTGAGCGACTATGTCACCGCGCCCGGCCAACTGCGGCGCGACTCGTTGCAGCCCTAGCGCGTCCACCAAAGCCTCGACGCCGCCCGCCTCGTCCAGAAATCGCACCGCGCCAAGTCCTGATGAGTAGCGATTGCGCCACGTTTTGGCGTAATCTTCGCCGGTGCAGACCTCGACCCAATCGGCCGCGAAGATGCAGCAATCGTTTACGCCCCACGCGAAAGGCTGCTCGCGCCGCTGCTCAATGAATTGAGCGAGAAGGTTCGGCCAGTTGTCGCGGCGTGCTGGCATGGTCACATGTAGGAAGTGACCTCGGTCTCGCCGCCGCCCTCGTTCACCGGCGCCGCAAGCTTCGCGTTGCCCCAGTAGATTTGCTTTTCCTGAATGGCGTTGACGAATTCCAAGCCAAGATCGCCGGGTGTGCCGGGGCCGGGTGGATAAAGGTTCTGCTGTTCTTCGTGGGTGTAGCGCACTTCACGCGGCCGGCGAAAATCCACGAGCTTGTTTTCCGCACTTAAACCTATGGTTGAAGTCCGCCCGTCGTCATTGATCGCCATGACGTCCATCCGACCGGCGAAGATAGTGATGGGAGATGCCACCAGCACACCGCTGGCATCGAGCGCACCAAATAACACGGAGCAAGCTTTGCCTTGGTAGTTCTCGGTGAGCGCGACCGCAATCAGAGCACTCGGCACACCCGAGAGCTGAAAGTTGATTCCACGCGCCGAGAGGTCAGTGGTCTCCTCGACCGGAGATATTGTGCCCAGCGTGCCGCTTCCGAGATAGGTCACTCCGCCGACGGTGATCGTCCCGTAGCCGCTCCAAAGCCGGACCGGCGTTGAGAACGAGAACGACGCGAGCAAGATCGGCGAGAGCTGCGAGGCGCTGACCTCGGTGACCATGTTGGCCGAGAGCGACCGGCCTGCGGTGGTAATGCTCATGACTCCACGTCCTCGATGATTGCGAAGCCCACGCCGTAGATACTCGCCTCTCCGATGGCCCACTCGGTGCTTGGTGATGCGAGACGGAAGACGCCTTGAGCGCGAGCGGCGTTTCCGGTCCTGCCGTAGATGATCGAAGTGCCGCCGGCGTAGCTTTTGCGGAGAGCCGGGAAAACGTCCACGCTCGATGACGAGGTCGATTCGACGACCTTGTAAAGCGAGGTGGAGATTTGCAGCCAATCGCCAACGGCGAATTGCCCGCTCGCTCCGCTGATTCCGAGCGTTGTGCCGTTTGCGGTTGCGCTGGAAACGGTGAGGTTCCCGGTCACGCCGCCTCGGTTCAACGGGTTGGCGTAGTCTTGAAAATAGAACGTGCCGCGCTGCGCCTTGAGCAGAAACGCGACGATCTCCTCCGCGTCCGCACGCTTCATGGGCGGACAATCGACCGAGCCGAGCCAGGCTTGACCTGGCCAGTTGTATTGCTGGGTCTGCAACGTGAAGGGCGACGTGTTGCGCGAGGTCGCAGAGACGCCCGTAAACGACAAGCGCGAGAGATTAAACGGACTCGGCGGCGTGAGTGGATAGGTGATGGCCATGACGATTAGGCGAAGGCTGCACGGTATCCGCCGCCGCGTCGAACCATGTCTGGGATCTCGGCCTTGAGCCGGCGCCGCTCTTGTTCGAGGATCGGAGCGAGTTCGGCGCGCGAGACGCCGGCTGCGATGTTGTAATTCACGGTGACGCTGCCGCTGCCCGATCCGCTGCCGCCGCCCATCTTGTTGTTCGGAACGATGGTGCCCGACGCGTGTGGAACAAATAGTTCTGGGCCTTGCTCGCCGACGACGTAGGGCGAGCCGCCGCTGACGGGTCCGCCGGCTGCCATAAATGGAATTCTCAATGCGGCAGAGATACCTTTTGCGAGCGGTGCTGTGACCATTTGCTGGAAAACTAGCCGCACTAAATCGCGACCGAGTGAGCGGACGACTTCGCCGAGCTTTTGCCCGCTCAAGATTGCGTCCTCGAAGCCTTGGGCGATCATGTCGCCAGCGTTCAAAAAGATCGCGTCGTTTGCCTCAAGAATCTTGTTCAGCTTAAGGTTCACGTCCGTCTGCTCTTTCATGAGCTTCAGTTTCCTTTCTTCGATCACTCCAACCGCTGCGCCGTTCGCTATTGCTGTAATCATCTCGTTGTTGATCTGAATCATCTGCTGATTTTGAATGCCTCGCAGTTCATTAAGTGCCCTTAGGTTCATCGGACTGGAGATTTCAGCAATTTCTCCCTTGGGTTTGCTCTTCGTCAGTTCAACTTGCGCGTCCGCAATTTGCTTCGATAAATCCAGACCTATCTGCCGCTCTGCATTGTAGGCTTTCGCTAGTTCTACTTCCAGCTTTGCTCTTTCCAGCGGGTTTTTTGTAGCGATTGCCGCCATCGCGTTTTCAAGCCTCTGCACATCTGCGGTAGCTTCATCAAAAGCAGCGCCAGTTGATTGACCGATTTTGTCGAAATCTTTGCCGAGAGACTGCACCGTTTCACCCAGCGATTTAAGCTCTTTAGCACCGGCCGCTTCCCTGAATTTTCTTAATTGTTCTGCTAAATCCGTCTTGCTTAGCAGCCCAGTCATTTCACCTAGAGCGAAACCAGCACGAGCAAGCAGAGCAGGAATCTGCATGATGTAGTTCAGCGTCACTTCGATTGCATTTTGAAAGCGCATTGCGCCAAGAATTTGCTCGTCGCTCATTCCCATCTCCTCGCTCGCTGTTACGACCTGATCGATTTTGCCCTTGAGCATCGTCATCGTCGCCACAACTGCACTCCCACCCAAAAGGTTTTTGCCGAGTTTTGCGATGGTTGCGGTGCTTTTTTCCAGCCGCGAAAGACTGTTCTGCACGCCAGCAAAAGCCGCCTTTGTCGCATCGACCGCCCGCAGTGTGAATGTCGCCTCAGCCATGATTTTTTAGTTTTCGGTTTTGGTGTTCGATGTAAGCGAGCCAGCCGTTCAATTCTTCGGCCGGCATCGCGAGCACCTCGTAGGCAAATTTGTGCAGACGATCCGCGAGCGCGTAAACGGCGAGGAGGTCTGCCGCCTCCCCACCGTAAATCAGTTTTTTAGGTCGTCCACCTTCGGCGCGTCATCCGCGAGAATGGCGTTTGCGACGCGGCCGACGACGTTGCTGTCCGCCTTGTTCAGTAAGGTCGGCTTGTGCTCAATCGTGAACAGCTTCGCGCCGTGCTCGTCGGTCGCTTTCATGATCAGAATGTCCACGAGCAGCTCCATGTCGTTCTCCTTGCTGCGACGATAGAGCCGGTTCTTTTCCGAGAGCGTTACCGGCGTTGCGTGCACCACGAGCTTCCACTCCGGCACGTCGATTTTGCGCGTGCCGAGTGATGCGAAGTGTTCTCTGACGAGGTCGATTGCGTCCATGTGTGTTGTGTGTTTTTTGCCTGCGAAATTAAGCCGTGAGCGTGCTCAGCGGACCGTTGCCCTCGAAGGCGATCGAGCCCTCGATAATGCCGTCGAATGACGCGGAGACGTTAAACTGGGTGACGATGGCCGCGCCCGAATAGTAAACGTCGCCGGTGGTGCCGCCTTCTGGGTAAAGGTTGAGCGTGACCTGCGAGCCGATGGTGATCAGGAGTTGGCCGGCATCGCCTTCGTCCCAATAAAGGTCACCAGAAACCGAGAACGATTTCATGGATGCGAGCCGGGTGCGGTAGGTGTCACCGAGGACGGAGTCCTCGACCGTGTCGGACGAGTGGGTCAGAGCGTAGTTCCTTAGCTCGCCAATCGTCGTGCTGGACAGTTTGATGAGGCCTTCTCGGCCGAGTTTGGTTGCCATAAAATTTTTTTAGTCGGTTGAAAAATAGATGCAGTTGAAGGTGTGCCGAGCCGTGCCGAAACGTCGGTCCTCGTCTGGCTCAATCACATAATCGACTCCCGTCAAATGCGTATCCTGGCACACGCCTCCCAGCGTCACGTCCGCGAGCACCGCCGCCTCGACCGCTGCCGATCCGGTGTCGAAAAGGTCATCGATTAGGTAGGTGCCGCTCTCAGCGATAAAGTAATCCACCACGAGTTGCAGCTGCCGGTATTGCGTGCGATTGCTTGGCCCGAGCGTGCGGACCTCGATCTGCTCGCTGACTGCGTAAACGGCTGCGGCCGGAAAGCTGACGCTCGCAATCGTGTTGTTGCGCCCGCGCAGAATGTTCGCCGTCGGAACGACGAGAGCGCCCGTAAGCGCGGTGGCGGTGGCGTTGCGGATGTTTGTGCGGGTGCTCATGCTGCGGTTTTAAGTGGCATCATTCCTTTTACTCTTATGAAACCCAAATTGACCGCAGCGTTTGCACGTATCGCCTCAATCTTTTTGACGGTCGTTTGGATCCGCGAGTTAATCGCGCCGTCAATCATGCGCTGGTAATTTGGGATCTTCACGTTGTGCGCCGTCGCTTTGATGAAAGGCTGCGGACCGAAGCTGGATCTCACCGAACCGAACAACTTGTTGCCGCTCGCCTGCGGCTTGAGCTTGTCGCTGAATTTCTTGTAACGCGCACCAGTCACTTTTGCCGACGAGTTCCAGCCCGAGACCGTCCAGCCGACGCGGCCCTCGATCTCGTTGCGATACTTTTTGAAGTCGCCGCCGAACGCGAGCTGATCCGGCTTACCGGTGATTCTCCCGCGAGCGTTTTGTTTGCGCCGATGTTCGAGGCGCAGCGCGTCTTCGTTCTCCAAAAGTCTCATGCCGTAGTAGTGCGAGAGCTTCGGATTGCGCAAAAGCGCGCGAAGTTTCTCGACCTGACGGTTGCGCACGTAGCGCGCCATAGATGTGTAGAATCCGCCCTTCGTGGCCTTGGCTTGCAGGTCTTGGTAAACCAGCGGCTCCGCCAGTCTGGAAAAATCAGCCCGCACCGCGTTCGCGCCCTGCTGCTTGCTCTTGGGCGGCGTGAATTTGACGATGGTTTGGATCGCGTATTTCGCCTCCTCCTTGATGACCAGCCCGAGGTCCACTTTCGCCGCGTTGGCGAGCTTTGCTAGTTGGAATTCTAGCCGCGAGAAACTGGCCTCGATCTCGATCATATCGATTTTTGCACTTCGAGTTCACATCCCGCGCCCTCGGCGTCGAGCATGACTCGGTCGATGAAGTAGGTGATGCCGGCTCGGGAAAGCGTCTGCGTGACCTGCGGCACGGCGCTCACGCTCGTCGTAAGCAGGAACACGGTGAAGCGCGAGTCGTCCCGGCGTTGGTCCTCGAACTCAGCGAACGCGTTGCGCGAAGATGACCAGACACCCGTGATGCTTGCGCCCTGATACGTGAACGAAATGCCCGCCTGCTCCAAGATCGCGGAGAAGTCGGAGTTGATCTGCGCAGGGTCGAAGTCTCGGACGGCGGCCATACAATTGCTCGGTTCGTCAAACCGCGGGAAAGTGCATCGCGTGCAGCGCCGGTCTGTTCGCTTTGAGCCACGGCTCGGCATCGGCCATGCACTTGGCCGCGTCGTTGCCGCACGTCTGCGAGCCGACGTGATGCACGTAGGCTCGGGAGACGAAATGCCGGCGCTTCATGTCGGCGCATTGCACGTCGTCGGAAAACCAGTTGATCGGCGCGAAATCGACCCACGCGTCTCGGTGAATCCATGCGCAAATCGGCGCGATGACCGGAGTCTCAATAATGCTGCGCTCCGACTCAAATCGCAGAAAGTCCAAGCGCCCGGTGCCGCAACGGATGTTCTGTGCCCCGCGTGCGTAGTCGGACCGCGCTGCGACGTAGCCGACGTTATCGCAATGCTCTTTGATCAGTTGCACGTCCGCGAGAAGATCGCGCCACGTCGCCGGCGTGAACACGATGTCATCGTTGCAGACGACGATCTGGTCGTGCTCCTTGAAAGCGATTCCTGCCGCGTGGTTGTAAGCCTCGCCGAACGTCGCCCCGACGCCGTGGAAATAGTAGGTGCGGACCTCCCGCGGCACGTAGGCCTTCACCGACGCCTTGAGCACGTCGAGACACCTTGCGTTGGTCGTGCAGACGACGATTGCAGGCTCGGGAATCATGCCTTTTTTGCTCCCAGAATTTGCTCGATGTTCTCGGCGTCAATCAGCGTGCAGCCGCTCGCCAAGATTCGTTCGTCCCAGCCGTGCGGCGCAACCATGCCATCCTCAGCGTTGATCTGTATCACGCCCGGCTCGGATGCGCTCGGCTCGCCTACGTCGTGCAGGAACTGCTTCGCCATCCCCATCGTCTCGGCGTCGTCGGCACGCACGAGGAAGCGGTGTTCGATGCGCTCCGGCTGCGCCGCTGTCGAGAGCCACGCGTCGCGGAACGAAACCGACTTGGTCGAGTTCCCCAGCGTCTTTTGCGTCAGCCGAATCTTCGGCTGGGTGTGCTTGTGAAACACGAGCTGCATCGCCGCGGCGTCGTCGAGTTGGCCGGCGAGACGGAACGCACGCGCCGCGAGATCGTGCCCGGCCCAGCCATACCACTTGACCTCGTGAGTCCACGGACGGTCCTTCTCGGTAGGCTCGGGCAGGCTCAGCATCCGCGACGCCCAGAAGCTCGCCCGCTTGCCGTCGTTGCGCTCGAAGCTAAGCAGAATGACCGAGGCGATGGCCTCGCGGCACCACGGGAAAACGCCGTGAGCGCACATCGCGAACTGCATGGCCTCGCGCCGAGAAGCCACGAGCCGCGCAAGGTTGAGCTGGACCTCGTATCTGAACGAGTCGTCGAGGTTCGGAAAGCTCAGCGCAATGCGTCCGAACTGCTCGGCGGCCGTCTTGTTGCCGGCGCAATAATGCTCTTGGTGGATGTAGAAATATTGGGTCGCGGACTCGGCAACGCTGCGCCCTAGGATCGCGAGGTTGCGCTTGCGGTTGTCCTGCTTGATCGCAATCGGCTGATGATGCCAGACCGGCGTCGCCCAGTCGAAATGGCGGTCGTTCGGCAGCAGGAGCAGATTCTCGTGCACGTCGTGATGCCAGATGCGCCCGCTTGCAAATGCGCTGCGCCGCACGATCCGCTCGCGGTGAAGCTTCTTGCCGGTGCCCCGCACGTCGTAAGGACAACGAACCATGAGCACGTCGTCCGATAGCTCGGCGAGCCTGTCCCGCAGCTTCTCGGCGTCCGCAATCACGTCGTCGCAGTCGGCCCAGATTAGCCAGTCGCCGCACGCCTGCGCGAACGCTTGATTGCGCGCTCGGGCAAACGAATCGACGTGCTTCCATGCCTGCGCCGTGGCGCCGTTCTTGTATTCCGAGAAGATAAATCCGACCGAGTGCTCCATGCACCAGTCGCGCACGATCTGCTCGGTCGCGTCCGGTTCCTGCGAGCCGATGGCGCGCACGAGTGAGACCTCGTCAACCACGCCGTCGAAGCTCTCGAGCATCGCGCCGATCTGTGCCGCCTCGTTTCCAGCAATTACGCAAAGGGAAAGTATCATGGTCGTCGTTGTGTTCCTCTGGTCTTGCTGATCGCTCGGACCGGTCAAAACAAAAAGCCCCACGCCGTGAAGCGTGAGGCTGTTGTTAGGTCGATTGAATCGCCAAATAAAAATCAATCAGAGGCTCAGGCCAAAGGCTTTGAGGAACCGAGCGAAAGTCTTTGTATTCGCTGGAAACCCAAAACGGCGACGAGCTTTTCGATTGATTCACTGGCGCTGGCAAAATCTGCAAATTCTCGTGGTGATGCCAGCCGCCGTGCTTGATTGGAATGATGTGGTCAACGTGGTGCTCGATGCCAGTTTGCTTGGTGAGCGCGTCGGCCGCGTTTCTCATTTGCTCTTCAATTGAAAAATTGTGGTCAGCGTGCAGTTGGTTGCGTTTCAAAGTGCGGCGATGAGACGAATGAAGGGCGCGTCGCGGTTTGTTTTCGTTGCCCCACTTAGCTGAGCGAATGTTTGTCTTTCGCTTTCGCATATCCGTGTTCTTGTATCGGTTTTTGATGTAGTCCCTGAACTCCGATTGGTATTTTGGGTCGAGCCTTTTCAGCCTCATTTTCTCCCGAGCGTGCGCCAGCCTTCTCTCAAAAGCTTGAGCGTCGGTCCAGTGTTCGCCATTCACGTATCCGGTCGAGTAACCGCAAAAAACCTTTCCGTCTTCCCTGACATAACCGTGCTTGTATCGGAGCAGCGGGTTTTCTTTGAGCCATTTATTGAACTCCGCATGGCGCTTTTTCCGCTCGGTAAATGATGCCTTAAACCAAGGGTGCATAAAAAAGACCCTCGTTTTACCGAGGGTCTTGGTTTGTTCAACTATTAAGTGAACTATTATGCGAATTGCGTCGAAATAAGCTGACCGGCGTTCGCATTGACCACCTTCTCGGCGGTGTATTGCGAGGCGCGGACGATGTTCGACTTGATCGCCTCTTCGCGATAGGTCGATACGCCGATGGCTGGACCATATTCGGACCAGTTCAGGGTGAATCCAGCGCCGCCACCGAAGTAGCCGGCTCCGGCCTGCGTAACCGAGCCGACCCAGATGAAGGTGTTGGCCCACGCATTTGCAGCGGAGAAGGCAACGCCCTCGGGTGCTTGGTCGTAGGAAGCGCGACCGATCAGAACCT